AAAGGAGAACCGATGGGCTTAACCTACAGCAAAAAGCAGGAAGCGGGCTGGGATTTACTCAGTGATCCGGCAAAAACGCGCGTATTGTTTGACGGTGGCGGGCGTAGCGGTAAGACCGTGCTTTTAGTGGAATGGCTAATCAGCCTCGCGCTGTGCTATCCTGGCTCATGGCATGCGGTGCTGAGAAAGCATAGAGCACACTGCAAAAACGCGCTGTGGAATGGCAGTTTTGACAAGTATCTAACGGAGCACATGAAGGGAAGCACACGGAAATACAAGCTGAACAAAGACGAAATGAGCATCATTTTTGACAACGGCTCGCGGATTCTGTTTGACGGGTGCGATGACGAGGCACGGGTGCGGAATCTGTACGGGAACGAGTACATGACGATCTGGTTTAACGAGGCGAGCGAGTTTACATGGGCCGTGGTTGATCAGTTGTTTTCGCGGTGCGTGCAGCGGTGCGAGAGCGACGAGAAGCTGGAATGGGGCGGTGGCGAGGTTGGCACTTGCAAGGTGGTGCTTGACGCGAACCCAAAAGGGCCACGGCACTGGTTGTATCGGGTGGGTGTGCAGCATGTGAACCCTGAGACGGGGGAGAAGCTGCCGGATGCGGAGAACTGGGGCAGATTGGGCGGGTGGTCGCCGTATGACAATCGGGAGCATTTAAGTCCTGATGCGATCAAGACTTATGAAGCAATGACGGGCATCACGCGCCGAAGGATGCTTGAGGGGGAATGGTGTTCACAAGAGGGGTTGATTTACGGTGATTTTGACGAGGATGTGCATGTATGCAAGCGGTGCGAGCATAAAAGCGCGCCTGCGAAATGTCCGCGAATGTGGAACGTGGAGAAGAAGCGGTGGCGCGGGAATGTGGCGTTTAGGTCTGTCGATTTCGGCTTCCGCGACCCGTTTGTGTGCGGCTGGTGGGGCATGATTGACGGTATGCTGCTGATGTATCGGGAACGGTATGTGCGGGGTAAGATCGTGGCGGATCATGCGCGGCAGATTAAGCGGGTGAGCGATGGTGAGCATGTGACCGTGACGTGGGCAGACCATGACGCGGAGGATTCGGAGACATTGAGGCGAGAAGGTGTGCCGACGCGGAAGGCAAAGAAGGATCGGCCTATCAGCGCGGGGATTGATCGTGTGATGAAGCGGCTGAAGCTGGACAAAGAGACGGGTCGGCCTGCGCTGATGGTTTGCCAGTATTGCCAGAGCACGCTTGGGGAGATTGGGAGTTATGTGTGGGATGCGCAGAAGGAAGCGCCTGCGACGGGGCAGGATGATCACTCGATGGACCAATTGCGGTATTTGGTGGCGGGGGTAGATGGGGTGCAGAGGTCGAGTGTGGTGTTTACCTGAAAAGAAGTGTTGACATCTGACGCAATGTCTGTATAGTGGTTCTCAAATGACAAAGGAGGACCGATGGAAACAGCACTGACCACAATCGAAACAACCAACCTGACGTACTACGAGACCGTGATCAATCGCGGACTCAAGACGTTTGCGGAGGTTGGCAACGCGCTCATGGTAATTCGCGATGCGCGGCTTTACCGTGATGGGCATAAGACCTTTGAGGGGTACTGTAAGGAGCGGTGGGGGATGTCGAAACCATACGCCACACAGGTAATAGGCGCGGCAAAGGTTTTGGAAAACCTAAAAACGGTTGCAATTGCAACCATGCCACAAACCGAATCCCAAGCGCGCCCCCTAACCAAGCTGCCAGCAGCCGACCAGCCTGAAGCATGGGCGCGAGCGGTGGAGCACGCCGAAGATGAGGGGCGAAACGTAACAGCGAATGATGTGGAACGGGCAGTGGTGGAGATATTGCCACCGAAGCAAAAGGAGGTCATAGACCCGCTATATGTAGAACGACCAGAGGCAAAGTCTGAATCATTTTGTGACGATGATTCAAAGACTCTGTTTTACTTGAAGAGGTACTGGAAGAAGACATCAAAAACAGATCGTCGCGTATTTAGGGAGTGGATAAATGAAAACAACGCTTGAAGAGATCACGCCGAAGGCTGCACAGAAGATGATAGACACGCACTTGACGCCGCACAGGACAAAGGACGGTAATTGTCAGCGGGCGTTGTCGGAGCATACCGTGGCATCGTATGCACGGGCAATGAGGGCGGGCCAATGGGGCTTGACGCATCAGGGGCTTGCGATTGATACAGACGGCCTTCTCATTGACGGGCAACACAGATTGGCGGCGGTTGTCAGGAGCGGCACGACAATCAAAGTAATGGTGACGCGTGGTGTCCCTGCCAACGGCGAAGGCATCATGGGTGGAGTATGCGCGATAGATATGGTCGATAGAGGGAAGGTTCGCGGCGTTGGTCAGCAGTTGCAGATGAGGCACGGCATTCTTGATGCAAACTATTACGCGGCAATGTGCAGGACGGTGCTGATGCTTTCGACCGACGCACTGAAAACAAAACCGTTGCCGATTGATGTTGGGCAATGCCTAAAAGTCAAGAGCATCTACGGCGCAGAGTTGCGAGACGCACACTCGCACAAGGCAAAGTTGACAGGGCTGCGCAGTGCGGCAATTGGCGGGGCTTTGACGTTTGCGCTAAAGGTGGGCAACAAAGGCAGGATTCGCGAAATGGCAAACGGAGTGAAGAGCGGAGAAAACCTGTCAAAAGGAAATCCTGCGCTGACTCTCCGTAATTACTTGCTGGGTCATTACAAGGAGTTAGGTGGCGGTGTTGGTGCTCATAAATTGTTGACCCGTGCAACTCTGACCGCAGCAATGCACGCGGATAAAGGATTGAGTCTGCGCCAGATTAAACACTCAGAGCGCGGGTATACATACTTTATGGAGAAACAGCGCCGCAGCGTGATTAAGCTGTTGGGTCTTTGCGGGTATTCGGTCTAGGTTCACTCCCTAGCAGCAGGGGCGCGACTGCGTTGTCAACGCGCACCATTCACGGGTCATCCTTCGGGGTGGCCCTTTTTTTGTGTCTGGTTAACATTCCCGCCGTTATACGAGGAGCAATCTATATGAATAAAGACCAACTCAACACAATCGCCAACCGCAAGCACCGCATAATTGACGAGCGAATGGTAAAGCTGGATCTAAACCTGTTAGCACTCAAGGGCGGCAGGCCGTATGTTGATCGACGCTTAACGCGATTTCCTGGCGAAAGTTCCATCGATTGGGGCGGCGCGGCAACCGGATTCAGCGAAGCGCGGTTTGGTACAGGTGGAATTAGCGTAGCGGGGCGGAAACAGAGGGCATATCTGGTGAACCACGCCGCACGGGTGGCTGAGAAGATCAGGCAATACGTTTTTGCCAAACCCCCAAACCGCGACAATAAAAACCCCGAGCTAACGGCAGACATTACCCGTCGCGGCGACAGCCTGAACGCATTTATGGGCGATGTGCTGCGCTACCTCGTGGCGGTTAAGTGGTGCTGGATTGGGATTGATGCGCCGCAGATTGACGGGCAGGTTAGCAAGGCAGAAGCGGATAGCGAGAAGCTGAGACCGTATTGGAATCTGTACAGCCCGCTGGATGTGGTTGACTGGCACTTTGACGCGAAGGGTGAGCTTGAATGGTTGCTGACCGAGGGGATATCGTGGGATAATACCGACCCGATGGTTGAGAGCGAAGAGAAGTGTGTGCGGCGGTTGTGGTTGCCTGGTAAGGTGATCGAGTTTGATATTGAGCACGGGCAAGGGACGGAATCGGCGGTCATGGGAACCCCTAGGGTTACTGATCTTGCGTTTGCCAAAATACCGTTTGTGCTTTGCGGCGAAGTTAGCGGCGATCCGCACTGGTATGATGACGTAGAGGATGTACAGCGCGCAATATTAGACATGGAAAGTACATTAGACACACTATTCGCGAAAGCAGTCTTTGCGCAAATGGTGATACCCAAGAGCCTGACCGAGGATTTAGCAGGGGAGAACCAAGGCGCGAATCTAGGCGCAAAGGTGGCCGCGATTGTCGGGCTGTCAAACGCTATTTGCGAATCAGAAACAGACAAGGGCATCACGCGCTATATTGGCCCACCCAGCGGCAGTGTATCAGCGCACCAGTCGGAATTGGAGCGCAAGCGCACTGTGTTGTTCGATACAGTAGGGTTGCATCTTGGATTCACCAAAAATTTCAGCGAGAGCGCAGACGCTAAACAATATGACCACTTAGACCCGCAAGCCGTACTCCGCAACTACTCTCAGCAGATAGCAGAGGCAGAGGCGAAGGCGTGGAAAATGACCGCAGAGTGGGATAGCGATGTGGACGAGATCCAACCAGAGTATGCCGACAAGTTCCGCGTTAGCAACATTTATGAGGACTTTAAGAGTATCGTATTGGCAAGCGGCATGGATTTACCAGACAGCGTGCGCCGAATCGTGGCAAAAGCTGCACTTGATGGCGTGCTGGAGATATCGAGCCTACGGTTGAGTTCCGAAGAATACGCCGCCGCGCTGGATGATATCAGCAAAATGACGTTTGAGGAAATAATCGGGCTGACCCCTGGCAGCATGGCAGGCAAGACTATCGCGGGGGTATCGAAGCAGGCAACCGACGACGGCGAAGGCATCAGAAAAAGCGGGGCTGAGTAATGGCACTTAGTGGAAAATTTAAGTTTCAGGCGCAATTAACGAATACGGGCAGCAGCGATCTGGCAACCTTATCCGAAACGGTTGACGGCACCACGTTGCCGAGTTGGGTTATTACTGACGGTACAGGGGTAGATCAGGCAGATATACTCTGGCATGATCAGCGCACATTAGGCGCGGGGGCAAATGAGGATCTTGATTTATCTGGTTCGCTAACTGATTCGTTTGGCGCAACCGTGACGATGGTGCGGGTAAAGGGTGTTGTGGTTTATGCGGCCAGCGCAAACGGCGACGATGTGCAGATAGGCGGCGCGGCTAGCAATCAGTTTACTAACTGGGTGGCAAACTCTAGCGACGTGATAAATGTGCGTCCTGGGGGTGTTTTCGCGATTATTGCGCCAGATGCCACGGCTTATCCGGTAACGGCAGGAACGGGCGACCTTTTGCGGGTTACTAACGCAGACGGCGCGGCAGGTGTGACGTATGATATATATATTATCGGGGCGAGCGCGTAATGGTTAACATTCCCGCTATTGTAATGTAAGGCAACGCAGCTTTTCTGCGGGGGCGGATATCGTAGCCGTGAATCTACGAGGTGACTGCGTGAGCGGTCTAGGTGGAGATGGTCTGTGAAAATCAAGGATGTGTTGGCGAAACTGGCGCAAGGCGAGGAACTAACGGACGAGGAAAAGGCGTTTATTGGATCGTATGACGAACCGGACGTTGACGCCCTGGCGAATGCTAGGAGCAAAAAGGAACGGATCAAGCACGAGAAGGCGCGCGAAGAACTTGACCGGAAGGTTTCAGAGCTGACGGAAGCACTAGAAGAGGCTAAAGGCGGCGGGAGCGAGCTTGAGAAGTTGCAGCGGGAAGTCGAAAAGATCACCGCGAAGATGGAACAGGGCGCGCAGTTGCTCAAGGCGGAACAAGAAGCACACGCAGGCACGCAGAGGGCTAACGCTCTCGGCAAGGTTGCAATTCCTTGGTTGGATGGTGTGAATGATTCATACAAACAGACCGTTGTTGATTCGGCGTTCGACGGAATCGACACCGAGGATCTGAGTGACGCGGCGGTGACGGGGTCGATTGTTGAGAAGATTGTTGCGGACAACGCGCAGTTTATCAACAGCGGCAAAAGCGGCGGGGCTGGGACTGGTGGCGAGGAAAAGGGCGGCAAGGCGGACGCAAACAAAATCACGGCTGACAACGTCAGTCAATTAAAGGGCAAGGATTTGCTCAATAACTTAGATGCAGCGTGGGCTGCGGCTTCAGAAGGAGAATAACGATGGCACTGTCTTACGTACAGAAAGAACTTTGGGCGAACACAATCTTGGCACTCTTCCCCGAGATGCTGGTTGCTGATCGCATTGCTAACACGAATGTAATCGCGGATTCGCGCGCTGATAAGTGGCATATCACTGCCGCCTCAGACGTGAGCGTTGCTGACGTGTCCGATGCAGCGGACCTGACCTATGACGATGTGACTGACACTGACACGGAAGTGACTGTCAACTTTGATAAGGCCATGAAGCTCATTGACTACGACTCGAACAAGGTTGAGACTAGCATCAACTACATGCCGACATACATCCGTCGTGGCGCTGAACGCTTGGCCGATGCTCTTGACGCGGCTGTT